ACCATTTACAGTAGGTAGGACTTCAGTTCTTCCCATGAATCTTTCTTGAGATTGTAGAAGTTCTCCCAATGCTTGAATTGTATCATATCCTGTTAGAATGACCTTTGGTGTTCCTCCAGCCTCTCTTAGTTGCCTAATCAAATCATTAACAATAGTTAGAGTTAATGGCCTAACATCACTAGAAGTATATGCGCTATTGAAAGATATTGTTGCATCTAAGAAAGAAGCAGCACTAAATCTTTCATCGCCGTAAATCTTTCCTAGAGCGTTTGATGCGCTAGTAGTGTCTGTTGCGATAACTCCACCATCAATTGCCAACAATTCTGCCCTGCTAGTAATAATCTTGTTCAATGAGGTATAATTTCTCTCAATGTCGGGCAATGCACTTACTTCACCATAATGCTCTAGTGGCATAACAAGCATCATATTCTGTGCTTCAGCGTGGGCAATTCCCATATCTTTTCTCATTTGCGCTCGAATGTCTCCAATTCCATCGTCAATCTTTGCCATCTCCATTGCTAATTCTGAGAAGTCAAATTGATGAGCAACGATTTTTGGACTCATAAACAATTGTGCATAAGTTGGAGCCATAGAACCTAGACCATCTGCCGCAGTAGAAAGTCCTGCATTCTCAGGAACTCCACCAATTTCATCTGCTTGTGGGTCATCCGCACCAATTCCTCCACCTGAACCATCGCTTTGTAGTGATTCTGCCAAAGTATTTCCTGAACCTCCGAATGGTCGTGCTTTCAAAACTCTCCATCCTGAAGAAGTATATGGCCTCTTAGAAATCATTGATAGTGCATTTACTTCTCTATTCAACATTGACCAAACCTTTTGTCCATAAAGAACATTATGTAATCCGGTTGTTGTTGATATTCCAGTCACGCCGCTTGCGGCTGCATCTGCAATATCGTGGGCGGTATGAATACCTTGAACAACGCCCGCTTGTTTCAAAATGTCGTTTCCACCAAAAGCATTGGTTAATCCGTATGCTTCAGCCTCTAAATCTTTCATTGTGTTAATATATCCTGCCATATTTCATTCCCCCTCAATTTCCAACAAAGCGGTTTAATTCAGACCAATCCATACTAGCAATTTCATCTAGGCTAGTAGGGAAGCCTTCAGGCAATGCCGCCGCATCCTGTTGTGCTTTGAGAATAGTATTCTTTTCAGAAGTGAATGACTTTCTTAGTTCTGAAAGTTCCTCTTTTAGAGCATTTACTTCAGACTGTGCATCATACTTGCTCTTTTCTAGAACATTTTCACGATGGCTAATTTCATTTTCAAATCGAGCCTCAAACTCTTTTCTTAGATTGTCATATGCTCTCTTCTCTAATTGCTCCTGACGGAATTCTGCATATGCTTTCTCTACATTTTCTACTGAAAGATTCAATGTTGTCAATTCTGAATTATCGAATGCTTTTACAACGGTAGTTGCAGCCTGTCCATTATTAACAGGAGTTCCGCTATCATTGTGGACTACTCTATCAGATGGCTCTCCATCTTCTAGAACACCAGCATCTAGTGAAGGCTTTGCTTTTGCCTCAGTATCGCTGTATTCCATCATTTCTTCTTCTTCTTCAGAATCCATAGCCTCTAATTCAGGCATTTCATCCTTCTCCATTTCTTCTTCTTTTCTGAGCGTATTTACCTCTTTTAGTAGGGTATCTAACTCTTCCAATGCTTTTTCTAGTTTTTCGGTCATTTCTTTTTCACCTTTTTCTTGTTTCAATATATCGAATCTTGCTTCGGGGTTTATTCCTTTTTCACAAATGGTCACTTCATGCAATTCTAATTTGCTGATTTCGTTGTATTCTCCCAGTTCTTCACTTTCCTTTTTGATTTTTTTGAGTGCTTGTCCACCTATGCTAAAAGACCTTAATGTTCCCTTTCTTATTCCTCTATTAATTTCCTTAGCCTTTTCTATATCATCCCTTAATTTTATTACTACAAAGAATCCAACATCATCTACTTCAGTTTTCCATAATTTTCCATTTTTGTCTCGGTAATTTTTTACTACTTCTCCGACTTGAACATTTGAATGATTTGTCATTACATTTCTGAATTTTTCTCTTTCCATAAATTCGGAGGCGGCTTTCTTTAATGCAGATAGTGTTATTAGGTCATTTTGTTTATCGACCATTTCTATACTTGCATATCCTCCTATCATTAAATCCTGACTACTCTTTAGAATCCTGAAATCGTTTTCCTTCGACAATACAGCAGATGCCATTTGCTCAACCCTCCTTTTTTACATTGACTATATAATAATTATTCTGAATTAGGTATTTTTATCCTAAAAAACTTGTCTTCATTAATATTCCAAAGACCTTCATCTCCTTCTTTATCTGCTGGTTCCTGTCTATATCCTGTCCAAGCCAACCACATTTCTTTATCATCTACTGGTAATAATCTAAAATGCATTTTAGTTTCAAATTTATTTCCTGATAAAAAGTATTCATGGTAGCCATTTCTTTGAACACCTAATTTTATTTCGCCAGTATCTACTAATTTCTTTTTAGAAACATTTCTTGCTACTTCTGCTGGAAACTTTGCTGCTTTACCAAATAGTGCAAAAATATCATCATTTGTATTAATGTCAATAGTCCAAACCAATGAAGTGTCTCCTAATTTTATTGATAGGTTTAGGTTATCGTCTTCTCTCAGATGTAGTTTGAATTCTCCACTTTGATACTCTTTAGGAGTTTCATATTTAATTATTGGAGAATCTGCCATTATTTTATCATCTTCAGCATAGAGTTTATCAGTCCTTTCATCAAAAGATATACCATCTCTTTCTTCAAGCCAATCTTTTACCTTATTCATCTTACTATCTAAAATATCATCATATAAATCAGGATGGTGCTTAACTAGAAAGTTATGGATTTCTTTAGGAGTTTTAGCCCCATTAGATTTCAAATAGTTAAATACAGAAACAGTCAACTTACTTTGTTTGGTTTTCATGATACTTTCTGCTTCTTCTTTCCACATGTCTAGATTAGCCATAGCATTCTTTGACATTAGGTTTTCTTTTTCAAATTCATAAAGGGTAAATCCATCCATAGATTTTAAGATGGCTTCTCCATGAATAAGGTCAGTAATCATAATGCCCTTTTTGAGAGCCTTTGCCTTAAATTTTAAACTAGGCTTAGTATCTTTAGATAACATTTCTAATGTTATTGTCTTATCCGGTTGGTCTACTTCAGGGATTTCAATAATTTTACTACCATATATTGTGAATCTTTCATCAGAAGATTTCACCTCATCTACCTTTACTCTAACAATATCCCCAATATCAACATCTAATTTTGTATTGTTGGCTTTTCCAACATTCATGTATTGTCTACCATGAATTTCCTCAATGTATTTTCCTTCTTCATTAAAGGCTGCTGCTCCCAAAGCATAAGAATACATATTGGATTTTGTCTTCTTTTTATCTAATACTATCAAATCTAAATCAACAAATTTTTTCCACTTAATCCACTTTGGATTTTTCTTTGTTCCTATAAAGTAGGTTGATTCTATGTCTTTGATTACAACTCCTTCGGATGTTGGCATTTCCATTATACCTTTAGAATATGTTTCTATATCCTCCATAGTATCTGCGATTCTAGTATCTTTCTTAGAAGGGAATGCTAACTTATCATCAGAATGTAAAGAATAATTATTGAATAGAATGTTTATTCTTTCACGGAGGGGTTCATCAATTAGGTTTTGGTTTTCATGGCGCATTATATCAAACACATGGGCTTTCAATTCTGCATCTTTGTATTTATTTTTGAAAACGTGGGCTATGGTATCGGCTCGGTGTAGGGCTTTATCACCATCAAAAAGAATTAATTCTGCATCAAGAATACAATCACCGAAATGTTTCAATTTCATTACCTTAATTTGTTGAGGACATTTTTCTGTAATGTCTTTTTCATTATAAGAATAGATTTTCACATTGTTATCTATTTTATGTATTTGAATTCTCATCCCATCATATTTTTCTTGAACAACATATTCTCCTGAAAATCCTTTTAATTCATTCATGTCTTCAATATCGAATATTCTATACATCGGTTTGTTAGGCACAATGAAATTAACTAGGGCTTTCTCTTCAGCCTTTTTTAATTCTATACCTAGTAATTTTGCCCATTTCTTTTTAGAATACTTAGAAAGGAATATTAATTTTAGAAGATTAAGTGCTGCCTTAAATTTACTTTCTACTTTCTTTGAATTTTTTCCATCGCCATAATGTTCTACTATGTAGAGAGGAATATCATCAGGGGAAATATCTAGACCATCCATTCCTGCTGTTAAATCATCAGGTTCCATATCTTTGATTTCATACAATTCATCAGGTAAGGTTGTATTATCTGAACGTAGAGCATAGTGAATAAACTTCACCATAATTTCAGGGCTTTCTAATAGATTTTCTAATACATCATCTTTGAATCGTTTAGAGAATGGGTCCATTACATCTTCAGACTTAAACCTCAATTCTTTAATTCCCTCATATATTTTTTTAGCAGTAAGGCTTTCAGGATTCATGGCTTCTTTATCTTCTAAATCCTTTTCTTCTAGAAAGGTGTTTAATTGCCTTCCTAATGAATCTAAATCATCAATTTCCTCTCGAATGTCTTCAACGGCCTTTCTCCATCTAGAGCCGTAGTTTTTGGAATCTGCTTTAGCAGAAAGATAGGCAACCCTAGTCTTTTCAAATAAGGTTATTATTTGATATGAAATGGAATCGGGTTCCTTTTCAAACATAAGACCGGATTCAGGCACAATTTATCACCTATATTTCTAAATCTTATATTCATCTTCATCGCCAGCAGAACCATATCCTGAATGAGTATCTTCTGTCTTCTTAGGTTTGGTTTTATCCTTCTCAGCCTTTGGCCTCTTTACTTTCACTTCTTCAGCATCAGGAATTTCAAAAGCACTACCTGTTGCTTCAAGCATTTGTTTTGCTAGTCTAGCCGCTTCAATGGCCCTTTGAACCATACTTTCTTCTTTAGTGATTTTTTCAGGCATATTACTCACTCCATGTTTTTGATTATCTTTTCCATTTCATCGAATGACATATTGGCAACTTCATTCATATTAAATGAAGCACCAATTTTATTGTCAATGCTAGGTGTTGGAGTATTCGCTACAACAAACCCTGATTTCATTAGGATGTTGTCATCATTGAATGCTACTGCCTCCAATGCTTTAATTCTGCTAACTAATTCTTTTAGTAATAATACCATTTCATTTTCTTCTGTCATTCTTCATCCCTCAGCGTGTCTCTACTTCTAGGATAGACTATTCCTCTAATTTGCCTGTATAATGTTTCATAGGACTTACGGAGTTTGCTCGCCATAGCCACAATATCAATGTTCTCATCACTCATTGTTTCCATACGTTTGTTTAATTTTTTGTCGGATTTAACCAAATCCAATTCTCGCATCATGTCAAGCAATTCACCTAATTGGGTAAAATCCTGACCAAAGTATTCTGTGGGTTCAGCCGCCTGAAGTGTTTTCTTTAGTCGCCTTCTTTGTTTTTTATCCAATTGTTCAAGGATAGGACTTTGTTCCTTTTTCATTTCTTCAGGAGCGAATTCTTCTACTTCAGCCCTTTCTCTAGGGCTTAAGTCCTTGAGTATGTTCTCCCATCCCATAGTATCGCCTACCTTAAGTTATTTTTAGTCCTTTCTTTCAGATTCCCGTATTGCTTCAATCATTTCTTCTATTAATTCATTACGGTTCTCTAAATATTTTTTCGCTTTAGAAATCATTTTTTGTAGTCTTCTTAAGGTTGATGGGTCAACTATATTTTCAGCATAATCATCCATTGTTGTGATTGCTTGATTAACGTCTACATTTTTGAAAAATTTCAAATATTCAAGATTTTCAACGGCATCGTTTGAATTAGCCACTTCTTTCTCTAACATTCTTGATATAGTTTCATTTATTGTGCTAAATTCTTTGGTTTCTTTATTCGTTTTCTTAATATCATATTCGGGCATTAATTGGAGTGCTGTCTCTTTTTCATCTAAAGCCATGCCTCTTAGTTTTTTATTTATCTCTTTAATATCTGCTTCAGAATTTTCATATTCTTCTAATACTTCTTGAATTTCTTGATACCTTTTTATTTTCATATCTAGACCCCTTTCTGCCTTTTTATTTTTATTTTCAAGTTTTTCTTTAAATTCTTTTACCTCTACTTTGCGTTTTCTTCCGTCTGCATACTCAAGATTGTCTTCTAGAGTTCGCCTATTCAACAATAACATTTCTAATTTCTTTTTTGCTTCTATTTGTAAATCATCAAGGAAAAACACTATTTCTTTACTACTTTCCTGTTTATGTTGGTTTAGTAATTGATGGTAGTTTTTCAAATATTTTTCAGGAGACATGCCATGTTCTCCTTTAAAATCCTCTTGTCTTTCTTTTAATTTTTCAAATTCGCCAGTCCAAAATTCATATTCTTTTTGGTGTTTTATTTTTGAAGCCTCGGATTTGGCTCGGCCAATTTTTTGTTGTAAAGATATTCTATTTCTTTCAATTTC